AACGCGGCCTGAAAGGAACCATCATGGCAAATCTTGGAAACTATGACGCGACGGGCGGTCAAACCATGGGCGAGCGCGATGCGCTTCCCGCTGGGGAATACACCGCCGCCTTGGTCAAGTCTGATCGGACGCAGGCGAAATCGAACCCAGACAACAGCTTCATTGCCTGCGAATTTGAAGTGATGGACGGCGAACACAAGGGCCGCCGTTTCTGGACCAACCTGAACTTGTGGAACGGCAATGCGCAGGCAGTTGACATTGCGCAGCGTGAATTGAATTCCGTGATGCACGCCTGCGGGCGGCTGCGGATTGTCGAAACCGAAGAGCTTCACGGCATCCCAATGCGGGTCAAGCTGGGCTTCCAGAAGAACGACGCAACCCGCAATGAGGTGAAGGGTTATTCGCCCCTGAACGGCGGCGGCAACGCATCGCAACAGCAAAACCACAGCCAAGCCAACACCGGGGGCCAACAGGCCTCTGGCGGCGCGCCGTGGAAGCGGTCGGCCTGATCTAGCCGGGAAGCCGCCCACAGTCGCCAAACCCAAGGCGGCTTCCCTTTCCCTGACAACCCGAAAGCAGCCAAGGAGGTTTATCCATGGCACAAAACAACTTTGACTGTCTGCACGGAACTTCGGTGCGACTATCTGAAAAGTCCGGCCCGTTCCAATCCTGTCGGCATTGCATCCATGAAAGCAGAAATTCCGGCACCGTCCTGTTCATCGGCGGCAATCCTCACCATGCCCAAATCGTCTGTGCAGATTGCGGGATGCACGTATCTTGGCTGGGGCGCGACCATCTGGAAGCCATGCTGGCCCAATTCAAAGGGGCGGCGGCATGACCGAGCTTCCACCGCCACCAATGCCAACCGTGGATGCAATCTGGGCCGCGCGCGAACGCGAAGCGATGGGCCGTCCGCACTATGACGGCTACGGCATCGCCGCGTCCGCCTTGGGCAACGCCTGCGACCGATCACTGTTTTACGGCCTGCGGTGGGTCAGCCCGCCCGAAGCCCTGACGGGCCGCAAGCTGCGCATCTTCGAGCGCGGCAACATCGAAGAGGATCGGGTCTTGGCCGATCTGCGCCGCGCTGGTCTGGACGTTCTGGACCGCGACGATATGACTGGCAAGCAATGGTCATTTACCCTTGCCGATGGATGGCTGCGCGGCAAGGCCGATGGTCGATGCACGGGCGTGATTGAGGCCCCAAAGGCCGATCACGTTCTGGAAATCAAAAGCCTCAAGGCATCCGATTTCCGGGCGATCCTGAAACACGGTCTGCTTAAGGCAAAGCCGGAACACTGGCACCAGTTGCACGCTGGCATGGCAGGGCTGCACGTCGCGCGGGGCATCTATGTGGGCGTCAACAAAGACACAGAAGAAATCCTGACAGAGCGCATCCGGCTGGACGTTGAAGAGGCCGCACGCCAAGAGGCCCGCGTGGCGCGCATCGTTGAAGCGCATGACGCCCCCGGTCGGATAAGTGACAAGTCGGACGCATTCGCCTGTCGTTTCTGCAATCACAAAGCCATCTGCCACGATGGCGTGCCTGCCCGGCGGCATTGCCGGACATGCCTGCACTTCACCCCCACCAGCCACGGTGACGGGCATTGCACACGGTTCAACGAGTCGATGCCAGTAAAAAGCCAAAACAGCACTGGCGAATTCGCGCCGTGGGAAAAGGTGCCATGGGAAACGCCCACGAGAAGCCGTGGCGGCAAATCCTGCCCTGCTCACCTTTACCTGCCGACCCTCGTGGCGGGGGAGCAAATCGACGCGGACGAGGCATCCGAAACCATCACTTATCGCATGAAAGACGGTTCCGAGTGGACCGATGGCGCACAGGAGGCGCAAGCGAAATGAATGTTATTGCACCTGTCGGACACAACAATCCACCCGACCCCATTGTCACGACTGTAGAGCCTTATCTGGACTATTTGACCGAAGCCGAGACCCTGCTTGACGGCGGGTCGGTCGAAACAGAAGGCCAGATGAAGCACTACGACACGATCATCAAGGGCGTGAAGGAAGCCCGCAAAGCCATCGACACCGCCCGCGACGAAAGCACCCGTCCTCTGCACGAGGCCTGGAAGGGCGAGGTCGCGCGCTGGAAGCCGACGCAAGACGATTTGGACCGGATCATCAAAGGTCTGATTGCGGCGGTTGACAGTTTCAAGCGCAAGCTGGCCGCAGAAAAGGCAGAGGCCGAACGCAAGGCGCGCGAAGAAGCCTATGCCGCCAAACGTGCCGCCGAAGATGCGCACCGCGCCGCGATGCAGGCTGAAACCGATCTGGAAGCGCAGCGCGTTGCCGCAGAAGCCTTTGAGCGCGCTGAGGATGCGTGGCGACATGTTGGCGAGGTTGCAAAGGACACCGTGAAGGGGCTGCGCACCGTCACCATCGCCGTGGTCGATGATTACGCGGCCTGCGTCAATTGGATCAGGATGAACGACCGCCAAGCCCTGACCGATTTCATGGACGCCTACGTTCAAAAGGCAATTCGCGGCGGAAATCACAACATCGCCGGTGTGACCGTTCGCACCGAAAAGCAAGCATATTGAGGAGCAAAGCCATGAAAGACTTCTTCACCGCAATCCCAGAGGCGCAAGCCATTATCCATTCGAGCGGCGTCTATCGCCAAGTGCCGCTCTACCTGCGTGACAACCGGGTCTACGCCAAGATTGGCAGCGGCTTTGTCCGTCTGTCGCAGGGCGGCGCAACATCTGCGCCCAAGGTCCGCTGGGCCGAAGGCCTGTACACCCCGGAAGGGGCGTTCAAGGAGGGCGGCTCGTTTGTCGAATACCTGCCGCCCGCTGGTGAAGTGATCGCGCATCGGGTGGCTGCAGAATGAAATTCAGCACCGACATGAAGGCCTTCCGCGCTGCGCTCGCCGTGGCTGGGAAGGTCATCCCGGCCAAGTCACCATGGCCGATCATCCTCAACATCAAGCTGGTGACCAATGACAACCGGGTCACCATGATCGGCACCGACACCGACACGACTTTTGAAATGGACGTGCAGGCCGAAGTTATGACCGAGGGTGCGGTGGCATTTTCATATGCCACGCTCACTACATTCTGCGCAGCGGCAAAGGCCACCAGCTTGTCAGTCGAAGTCGAAAAAGGCAGCGCAACCCTGCGGGCCGGAAAGTCGCGCATCGTCTTGTCTGCGGTGGACGTGACCGATTTTCCAAACTATCAGCCAGCAACAGGCGAGACCGTCGCAGTTGACCGTGACACGTTCTGTCAGGCAATCAAGTTTTGTGCCGCCGCTGCGTCCGACGAAGAGGCGCGCTATTACCTCAATGGCCCATATATTCAAGAGCGTGATGGCTCTGTGCATGTTTGGGGCACCGATGGCCACGCGCTACACCATGCACATCTGCCGGGCATGACTGGCATCGGCGGCGGTGGCACCCTTCCCATGGCGGCAACCCAGATCATCCTTGGTATCGCAGAAAAGGCAGAAACCGTTCACGCCATGGTCTGCGAGCACGGTTGGCACGTCATGGCCGGACCCGTCCGGGCTTGGGGTAAGGTGATCGAAGGATCATTCCCCGACGCCATGCGGGTCAAGGATGGCTTTGTCGGCTGGCAAGAGTTTGTTGTTGCTGGCCTTGATGAAATTACATCAGCCATCACAGTCGCCACCTGTGGCACCGATACCATGGCGAACAAAGCGCGCAGCCTGATCATCCGGGCCGATGCTGGACAACCTGTCATCATGCGGGGGGCCAAGGGAGCCGCGGGCATCATCCACGCGGGACGGGCCGAAATGGAGGCATCCGGCAAGGGCCATGCCGCAATGTGTGTGTCTGCATCCCTGTTGTCCGAAAGCGTCAAGGCCATGGCGGTAAAGGAGTTCTCCTTGTCCTACACAGACCGGGATGGCACCTCTGCCGTGCTGGTCACGCCCGCTCAAAAGAGCGCCGCAATCGATATGTCCGCGCTGATCATGGGTATTCGCGCAACAGCAGAGGAGTTGGCCGATGTCTGATTTGTCTTATACCGACTTCTTGCGCGCCAAAGCAGCCATCGCGCCCAAGTTCGGCGGGCTGGAGGTGGACGAGGCCGACCTGAACCCCATGTTGAAACCCCATACCCGCCGCATGGTGGCGTGGGGCCTAAACGGCGGGCGGCGCGCGTGGTTTGCATCTTTCGGGCTGCACAAGACTGCAACCCAACTTGAAGCTATGCGGGTCATTTGGCGAAAATCCAATAAACCCGTTCTGATCGTCGCACCCTTGGGGGTGCGGCGCGAGTTCTTCGAAGATGCCCGCCTGCGCTTTCTTGGCGACTTTGCCATTGATCTGAGATTCATCAAATCAGACGCCGAAATTGACGGCCCGGCGGTCTATCTGACCAACTACGAGAGCGTGCGAGACGGAAAGATCAGCCCCGGCCACTTCGAGGGCGCCAGCCTTGACGAGGCGGCTGTGTTGCGCGGCATGGGCGGCACAAAGACATTCCGCACGTTCATTCGCACCTTTATGGACGTGCCATATCGGTTCGTCGCCACCGCAACCCCAAGCCCGAATGACTATATCGAATTGCTGTCCTACGCCGGATTTCTGGACGTGATGGACATTGCGCAGGCCAAGACCCGCTTTTTCAAGCGTAACAGTGAGAAAGCCGACAACCTGACCCTGATGGTTCACAAGGAGCGCGAGTTCTGGCTATGGGTGGCATCATGGGCCCTGTTTGTCACCAAGCCATCCGACCTTGACTCGGCTTTTTCCGATGATGGCTATGACCTTCCGCCGTTGGATGTGCGCTGGCACGAATTGCCAGTGGACCATGCCAAATCGGCCGGAAATGAAAAAGGCGGGCAGGGTCGATTGATCCGTGACGCCGCCGTCGATCTGTCCGGCGCTGCCAAGGAAAAGCGCGAAAGCCTGCCCGCCCGTCTTGAAAAGATGATGGAACTGCGCAGCGAAGATCTGACAGCGCACCGGATCATCTGGCACGACCTGGAGCGCGAGCGCGAAGGCATTGAGCGCGCGCTGCCAGACTGCGCAACTGTCTTTGGCAATATGGACCTTGACGAGCGCGAGCGCATCATTGGCGATTTCGCGGACGGTCGCATTCCTGAAATCGGCGCAAAGCCTGTCATGCTTGGCAGCGGCACGAACCTGCAACGCCATTGCGCATGGTCAATTTTCTTGGGCATCGGCTTCAAATTCAATGACTTTATTCAAGCGGTTCACCGTCTGCGGCGGTTTGGGCAGGAAGCCCCGTCCGTGCGGATTGACATGATCTACACCGAAGCGGAGCGCAGCGTGAAGCGTGCACTTGAACGGAAATGGCAACAACACAACGAAATGGTGGCGCGGATGGTAGGTATTGTGCGGGAATATGGACTGGCAGAAATCGCCATGCAGCAGCAGCTTTTGCGCGCCATGGGTGTTGAGCGGATCGAGGCGACCGGCCCCGGTTACAGGGTGGTGCATAACGATTGCGTCAAAGAGACAAAGCGCATGGCCCAAGGATCGGTGCAGCTTGTCGTCACCTCAATTCCATTCTCGACCCAATACGAATATAGCCCGAACTTTGCCGACTTCGGCCATACCGATGACGACGCGCATTTCTGGCAACAGATGGGCTATCTGATCCCAGAGCTGTTCCGCGTGCTGGAGCCAGGCCGGATCGCCGCTATCCACGTCAAAGATCGGATCATCCCCGGCGGCATCAATGGCCTTGGCTTTCAAACCCTGTCCACCCTGCATTGCGACTGTATCGCCCAATTCCAGAAGTTCGGCTTTGCCTATCTGGGCATGAAAACCATCGTCACCGACGTTGTGCGCGAAAACAACCAGACCTATCGGCTGGGCTGGACCGAGCAATGCAAGGACGGCACTCGCATGGGCGTCGGCACGCCGGAATATCTGCTGATTTTCCGCAAGCCACCATCAGACCGCAGCGATGGCTATGCGGACCGCAAGGTGACAAAAGCCAAAAAGGAATGGAACCCCGAGGAGAAGAATTGGCGCAACGAGGCCGGGTATTCCCGCGCGCGCTGGCAGATGGACGCGGCTGGCTTTACCCGGTCCAATGGCAACCGCACGCTTAAGCCGGAAGAACTGGACGGGCTGGAGGCCAGCGTCGTCTATCAGACTTGGAAGCGGTTCAGTCTGTCCGAGGTCTACGATTTTGAGCACCACGTCAAGATCGGCGAACACCTTGAAATGCACGGTCGCTTGCCGCCAACCTTTATGCTGTTGCCGCCCCACACCCTGCACCCGGACGTGTGGACAGATGTTGCGCGCATGATAACCATCAATGCCGAACAGGAGCGCGCTGGCAACGAACTGCACCTCTGCCCGCTGCAATACGACATCGTTGACCGGGCCATCGCCCAATACACCGAAGAAGGTGAAACCGTCTTTGACCCATTCGGCGGCCTAATGACAGTGCCTTTCCGCGCCCTGAAATTGAAGCGCAAAGGCATCGGCGTGGAGTTGAACAAGACCTATTTCTTGGACGGGTTGAAGTATGTCGAAGGCGCTTCCCGCCGCTTGGACATGCCGTCGCTTTTCGACTTCCTGACAGATCAGGAAAATGAGGTGGCGGCATGATGCAGCTTCGAGATTACCAATCAGCAGCCATCGACGGGCTGTATTCGTGGTTCGGCGCGGCAAAGGGCAACCCATTGGTTGTTGCCCCAACTGGGGCCGGGAAGTCTGTCATTCTGGCCGAATTCATCCGCCGCGCCATCGCTGACTATGGTGACACGCGGATCATCATGGCCACCCACGTCAAAGAGTTGATTGCTCAAAACTATGCCGCCCTGTTGCGCCTTTGGCCCAATGCCCCGGCTGGCATCTATTCGGCGGGCCTTGGCCGCAGGCAGATGCGACAGGTGACCTTCGCGGGCATCCAGTCCGTTGCCAAGAAAGCAGATAGCTTTGGCCATATCGACATTCTGATTGTGGACGAAGCCCATCTGATCCCCCGGTCCGGTGACACGCTCTATCAGAAATTCATCGAAGGGCTGCGCCTGACCAATCCAAATTTAAAGGTCATTGGCTTGACCGCAACGCCGTTCCGGCTGGATAGCGGGCGGCTGGATCGGGGGCAGGGCGCAATCTTTGACGGTATCGCTTATGACATTCCAATCCCCATGCTGGTCACGCGCGGATATCTTGCGCCCCTGATCAGCAAGCGCCCCGGTTTCGTTTTCGACACGACCGGACTGCACACCCGTGCCGGGGATTTTGTCGAAGGCGAGATGAACGACCGGTTCAACAAGGATGACGTGACGCGGGCCGCCGTGTCAGAAATCATCGCCTTGGGGCAAGACCGCCGATCATGGCTTTTGTTCTGCATTTCAGTTGACCACGCTTCCGCCGTCAAAGCCGAGTTGATCCGCCAGGGCATCCCGGCCGATCTGGTGACGGGGGAAACCCCAGCGATGGAGCGGGCGCGCATTCTGGAGGATTTCAAAGCCGGTCGCATCC